ACACACGTTCCATACCGGGACCAAGGCTGTCGGAAATGGTTGGAGATGGTTCGTTCGACTCTCGCGCAATACCGACCGGGTGAAGTACATCACAAACGAAATCCGTCACCAAGTCCAAGTGTACATGGACGACCCGACCCAAGGCTGGTAAATGACATATCTGACAAAAGAAGAGATTGTAGACACGCTGTACGCGGCTCTAGATCAACAAGATATTAACGCACTAAGGTCTTTCTACAAGACCGAAGACGAACTCGGAATTCTCCATCACGGTTACGGCACGTACATCCGAAACCATTACAAATTGTGGGAAGCGGCGAACCCGTTGACCTACGACTGGTTCTACGACTGCGCACATGCCGTCGATGGTCAACACCAGTACATGATTGATGGCGTCGATCATCACCCGCAGCATCCCGATCAGGTGTCATTCGACATCATCAAGGCCGTTTGGCACAAGGTAGTCGATGTCTGAAGAGAAGTGGATAGAAGCAGGGCCGTTGCCGAACGGGCACTACCTGTTCTACAAAGAAAACGAAGTCGGTGGTCGCACCTACATGACCGATGAATGTGGTTGTGGTGTCGTGATCTGGGATACGGCGATCACGGATTATCACACCCTGTTGGCCGCAATTGTTCATGAAGACCATTTGCGTATCAAAGAGTTTTACGAGAAAGATCATGCACGCTGAAGTACAAGAAGTCCACGCAACAGACGAATTTCTGATTACCAAGGAATTCGCATCGGCAGAACAGTTCTCGATGTTCATCGAAGAGACAGCCATCAAAGAAGGTATGGACCTGATCGATGTCATTTTGAATTACTGCGAAGAGAAAGACATCGACGTTGACGTTACCGCCAAACTCGTCACCAAGTCACTCAAAGAAAAACTCGCCGTCGAATTCCAAGAACGGAAGATGATGCGCTCCGAATCCGGCACACTGGAAGACCTGTGAGTTGGAACAACGTTATACCGTGGTCCTATTTCCACAAGTTGGACCATCTCAAACTTGCACACATATCGTGCGCGTTCGTCAATGAAGTTGATATTGGTGAACTTCGAAGCGATTGGTGCAACTTCTACTGATGCTTTCATTCAAAGAATTCCTGCAAGAGAAGTACGGTACGACCGGAACCTATGCAGCCCTGAAGTTCGATCAACCGTCCACGGATGACATCGAAGCTTATCAGGCACACAACAAGATTCCGAACCCGGTCCCATCGGACAAGCTACACGTAACATTGCTGTATTCGCGTAGACACATGGCCGGGTTCAAACCGCGTGGGCGACTAGAATCGCTCATAAAGGCTCGCGTCGCCGGGTTCGATGTCTGGGATACCCAAGACGGAAAGAAGGCGCTGGTGGCCCGTTTGGACGCCCCGGAACTCGTTGCACGCCATCGCGAACTGATGGACAAGTACAACGGGACTTACGATTTCCCAGAATACAAGCCGCACACCACGTTGTCATATGATGTCGGCCCGGATTTCGATCACCAGAACCTTCCTCCATTTGGTCATGTCCTCACGCTCGACAACGAGTTCGGTGAAGACCTCGACCTCGATTGGAAGGCTGATTGAACAAGAAACACCAATGAAACTCATTGAACAAATTCGCCAAGCAGAACGAACCCTCGAAACACGTCTCGCACAAGAAAAGCAAGACGCAGAAGAAGCCCAGAAGAAGCTTGACGACGAAGACCGTCTCGAAGGTGCGAAGCGGGCCAAGACCGATATCAAGGAAATCAGCAACAAGATTCTCTGCGCCGTCGATGACCAGTTAAAGTTCTACGTACATCCGATTGGTCGTGGTCGCGACAAACCGATGACACCATTCGAAGAAGGGTACTCGAATTATCTGATTCAGCACTACCTCTCTGAAGGTGTTCAAGCTGTGCTGACGAAGACTCCGCTACGTCGCAACACACCGGCTGGTCCATCGACTTCGCACGACTACAACATCCGTTTCTCATGGGATATCGAGTAGTCAACGTCGCGACGACGAGAGACTATGATGTCTATATCGGTCGCGGAACGAAGTGGGGCAATCCGTTCATCATTGGACGCGATGGTTCCCGCGATGAAGTGATAGCCAAACACGCCGAGTGGATCGAGTACGGTGAAGGGAGTTATCTCTTGACGCATCTTCATGAACTGTATGGCAAGACCCTTGGGTGTCACTGCGCACCAAAACCATGTCACGGCTGCACTCTCGCGCGACTGGCTATCAAGTATCACATCCCATCCTTTTTCGAATGACACCATACCAAGTCGGCAAAGCATACATAGCCCTGAAGGCGCACTTCACCAAGGACTCGTATGACGTAATCAGGTCGAATGGACGGATCAACTATCCGCGTGCCAAGTTCGAAGAACGGAAGGACCGTCATCGTTGCGAGAAGATGGCTATCAACATGCGCGACGACGAGATTGTCAAGTTCTTCGTCGCCAACTTCTCACGCAAGCCAGACTATAGCGGACTGTTTGATGACCAGTCCGAGACACGCTACAGGGAATGGTGCGGCTACATCGAATCGCTGTCGTACAACTATGGGAATGAAGTCAAGTCATTGCTACTTGATGCAAAAGATTCCCAGATGTGTTATAATGACGTTTTCGTTGGTGCTGAAGGTCAACATCCTCCCGTTCTCAATGCGTACATGGGGAAGCAAATCTCCATCGAGACGTTCATCATTCTGGACCGCCTAAATAGGTTTACGGACAACATAACAGTCGATGTGGTGTCAGAAGACACGCTTCGCATCGCTCGCAAGTACAGTCCCTTCCTGAAGGTCGATCTGGAAACCTATGACAACATCACAAGAACCGTCAGAGAACAAGTGTTCGAATGACGTAAAAGCACTGCAAGAGGAAGTCATGTACTTGCAGGCAGAGAACGACAAGCTGTGGGCCAAGATCGAAGAGATGGAAGGTAACTACGCGTCGCTGTTCGACCGCATCCGGTCATGGCCGTTCATTAAGATCAACGTTCCCGCTTTAGCGCAGTAATGAGTAAGACAAGGCACTACCGTCCCGAAGAACGAAGCATTCATCGGGCGAAAATGGTCGCAGATAAGGCGACTAAATATAAGCATGACATCTTCAAAGTCACAGAAGAACCAGACGATGAAGACGAGTACGTGATGATCGCCGAAGATTTTGGCGACATTGAATAGCAGTACAACTCTTTGAGATTTTCCTACATGAAGACCATACACGTCGAAACATACGTTTCACAAATCAAAACACACGTAGACATAGGTAGAAATACAAATGGCAAAGTCCCTCTCGGAAATGCGCAAGTCGCGCGGCAACTTCGAACAACTTACCAAAGAAATCGAGAAGCAAGGTAAGAAGAACTACGACAAAGAAGATGATCGCTTCTGGCAGTGCGCAGTAGACAAAGCTGGCAACGGCCAAGCTGTCGTCCGATTCCTGCCCGCCCCGCAAGGCGAAGACCTTCCGTTCGTCCGTATGTGGTCGCACGGTTTCCAAGGTCCGACTGGCAAGTGGTATATCGAAAACTCGCGTACCACGCTTGGTGAAAGCGATCCGGTAACGGAACTGAACAACGAACTCTGGGCCTCGAAGGTCAAAGAGAACGAAGAAATCGCTCGCAAACAAAAGCGCAAGCTGTCCTACTACAGCAACGTGCTTATCATCTCTGATCCGGCCAACCCGGAAAACGAAGGTCAGGTGAAGATTTTCCGCTACGGCGCGAAGATTTTCGAGAAGCTTGAAGCAGCAATGAAGCCGGAATTCGATGACGATCCGACCTTTAACCCGTTTGACTTCTGGGACGGTGCGAACTTCCGCCTGAAGATCACGAAGAAAGATGGTTTCGCGAACTTCGACAAGTCCTCGCTCGCAGAGTCGAAGCCCCTGTCGGATGACGACGAAGAACTGCAAAAGATTTGGGACAAGTGTCACTCACTTGCAGCGATTGTGGCCCCGGATCAGTTCAAGAGCTACGACGATCTGAAGAAGCGCCTGAACTTCGTCCTCGCAACTGGCGCACCGGGCAAGAATGCCGAACAGTCGGAAATCGATCAAGACGACGAAGCATTCATCCGTCAGCAATCACGTTCGACCGCTGACCGCCTGAAGAAAGAAACCAAGGACGCACCGAACGCAGAGCAATTCGATGACGTTCCACCGTTCGACACGGAAAAACCGAAGACGACCGCTGCGAAGTCCACGGCCAAGAAGGTCGAAGAAGAAGCAGACGACGACCTCGAATACTTCCGCAAGCTTGCCGGTGAGTAATCAACAGGTACAGCCTACGGGCTGTATTTGACAGATACAAATCATAAGCTGTAAAACACAAAAGCCCGCTTTCGCGGGCTTTTTCTTTGGTGCTTTAGAACAGCACCGTATTCATCATCTGCCTATCGAAGTAGGATTCGCGGGCGCGTGGTTCGGCTTTCACCGGCACTACCTTTGGACCCGATTGTTGTGGCTGTGAGATGTTCTGTTGAACCACAACCTTCGGCGCGTCGTGATTCGCGCTATGGTTCGCAACTTGCTGTACGTCATGTGTCGGTGCTGGCTTCACATCGACCTTGCCATGTGGGCCGCCCATCCATTCCGGCATCCACGACTTATCGATCTTGTTCCAGTTCTCATAGACACCATCTGCGGCCCCAGCAATACCGCCCACAGCACCGCCGACCATCGTCCCTACACCCGGAATGAACGAACCGACTGCGGCCCCCGTAGCGCCCCAATCTGCCGCTTTACGTGCGACATCTGCACCGATGGCTAGTTGGTCATGTCCGGTCTTCTCAAGTTCGTCGTGTGCGTATCCGAGTCCCTTGTCTGCCGCGTATCCAACGAGCGCCGCTGCACCGCCCTTCAGTAGTCCCTTTCCAAGACCCTTCCCTAACTTCGCAAGCTTCGAAAGTGAACGCACGCCCTTCTTTGCACCAAACAAGGCAGGCAGAAGGCTTGTCGCATCACCGATGACTTCGGATGTTATCGACGAACCA